AGAGCCCCAGCATCCATCACCGCCACGGAGAACGTGGACAGATAATCAGAAGGAAGCGTCAGATAGGGAAAGCCATCCGTTACATTGCCAGTGACATTTTTACGAAACGCAGGGAGCTGGACCGTGTTGTTGACCAGCCTTTCGGTATCCTGAACAAAGTTCGGAATGTTATCGACGAACGAAGTTTCATTCACCTCGGTGAATGCCTGAATCGCCTCTACCAGCCCCGCGTATGTCGTAATGTCGTAAGCCATGATTAGCCCATCGGTCCACGGCACTTGGTGCCTTTGGTAGCCGCGCCAACACCACGCATATCGATCTCACCATGCCGATTCTTCGGAGGGAAATTACCTTTGTTGATACCGCTGATACCGATGTTCAAGTTGGTCAGGGCCTTAGCACCGGACTCAATTTCGGTATCAGGCTTCAACCCCTGCTTGTAATAGGCAGATGCGGGTTTGTTTTCCTTTGCCTTAGCCATTAGCGCCCCCGACCAGACTTCTGGTTCATAGCACGGCTCAGATTCTTGCCGAACTTCTTGCGGTCCATAGAGGTAGGACCCCCTTTCTTCAGACCTTTGAGATCGGTCTTCTTGCCGCCGTGAAGCTGCTTATCGTGCATACCGATAGCCTTCTTCATCATCTTCTTGTCTTCTTTGATATCTTCATGCTTCATAGTGTGCCTCATAAAATGGCATTGCCCGGAAGCGGAGGAACTATCACGACACCGGGGGTTACGGAAGTGAACGCTGTAATTCTAACATTGTTCAGGTAGGTATTAACGGTCTGGGTAGCCACAGGAGCAAAAGCGAAGTCCGAGCAGCTATCATTCCGATTCGTGTCAGGACGAGGCTCACGCAGAGCCTGCGGGTCATTATTCAGTTTAGGCGGTGTAAGAATCGGGATGAAATTTTGCGGGTGATCCGGGTCCCAACACTCGGGGCAACGCTTAGTGTTAATAAGTTTACCCATAATATAAATCTTTTTCATGACTTTCAGGTCATACCGCTCTCCACAAAGATCGCAGAAGCCATAGGCCCGTTTATAACTGGCAAATCTAGTCGCCATTTTTACCTATCCATGTGACAACCCACCCGTCTCTACGAGTTCTTTCTCCGCGTAGATATCGCATAACATTAACACGGGAAGTGCCTAAGTACTCCGCGCATTCCGTTGGATTGTTAAAGATGAGCGAATCATCACCCCGCTGCGCCTCGACAGCGTAGTTTATCTCTTTGGCTGCTCCTATTTTAGCCCGCGTCTCTTCGCTGCGCACTGTGCCCTTAATAGCCAAAGATATTTGTTGCTTACGCGCTTCAGACAATTTAAGTCCTTTGCAATACGTGTTGCCCCGCATTCTCTGCGCCATTTTAGTCTTAGTGGTTTCCGTATGCGTATGCCCAATATGAGCCCTAGACATATTCTGTCTAGCTTCCGCAGTATGCTTTTTGCCTACCCATGCCGCTGCAACTTTGGCGGCGTGTTCTGGTGACTTTTTCTTGCCTCTTAACGCCGCGGCCACCTTACCTTTATGTTCTTCTGAAAGAGTTGTTCCATAAGTAGGATGGTCTGTGCCCGAACCAAACCCTTCGCCACCAACACAGATGTTGTAACCTATCCTACGGGTACCATGCGCTTCGATGAGTTTGATCTCAACCATATCCGCATAGGCTTTATCGGGGCACCAACACAGGACTTTAAACTCGAAGTTCTCCCTGCCGTGCTTTTGAACCGCCGTGCGTAGCGCCGTGCATCCTGACTTAGGCCAGTTATGCTGGTGCCTTCTCTTCTGCGGATTTACAGATTGCCCAATATACATCTTGCCGTTTAAGATGTTTGTGACTGTGTATATAGCCACCGGGCGCATCACCAACCTCCTCGGCCTATATGCCCAACCATAGGAACGAAGCGTACAGGACTTTTATCTCTGTCCTCATCCATTGCCAACTGTAATGCTTCGTCATACGCAGCCTTAAGCATCTGGAGCCTGTTCATATCCAAGTCCGGCTGTTTTCTAGCCAAATGATACGAGAGACCCGAGGTTAATGCTTCGTAGAAGCGGAAAGGTACATCCTGTGTCGTTGTGCCCGACTGCCCAGCGTCTTGAACGCGGCGCAGATACCAATAGTGGAAAGAATACCCAGACTGATTAGGCACTTGCCACAGGTAAATTTGCGGAATAGGTGACTGCCTATTGACCCATACCTGTACTGGGCGTCCTTGCGCTAGCTTGTTCGGGATCGCGTCATAAGTCGGCAGGGCTATACGTGGGATAACCAAATCGGTCTGATTGTATTGGCTACCCGGATTCTGTCGAATGACTTGATCAACAAGGTCTACGCAATCCGCGGGAAGATCGTAAATGTACTGTCCTTGGATAAGCGGAATGTCCGCTTCTTCATACGTCCAAAGATTCAACCCGTGGTTAGCGAGCTCAGTTATGAGATAGTTAAGACTCCGCCGCGCCGTGCGCGCCTGATAACCCGTGCGAATCTCAAGACCGACGCGCTCATAGGCTTCCTCGATGATTTCATCAAGTTGCGGGTTCCAGTTAGCTGTGCCGGAGGTGCTCATTACGCCTGTCCGTCATTCTTGATCAGCAAGATATTAAAGTACGAACTAACTGCGTTGTTTGATGCGGCCCCTATTGCCACGGCTCCAACACAATTTTTTTCTGGGACTACATAAGGAATCTCGAACACAAAGTCTGCCGCGCTGTTGTTTACCGTTGTTACAGCACCGACGCGAAGAATGCCATCAGGCCCATGCTGCTTTAAAAACCCAGTAACCGCGGTAGACCCAGTCGCTTGCCCTGCAGAAAACAGCCCCTGCATCATGTACCCTGTGTACCCTGCTGGAACGCAATAGTGCCCCGTAGTGCGGTTGTTATACCCCGCTGCAATCATGTCATACAGAACTGCCGGAACGCCCAAGGTGACAGTTCCTGTGCCCGCATTGATATTACCCGCATTAGCGCCACCAGAGCCAACAGCCGTTACATAAAATTGGTTTACGTAGAGATAGTTCTTGGTCGTATTTACCGCAGTCTGCCCGTTCAGAGTTACCGTTTCGCTGATCTGGTTGTAGTCGCCATCAAGACCGCCAATTGTTACAGTCCTTGCTCCCGTACCTGCAGAGGTATCGTTTGCATCTGATGAACTAATTTTGAGTACCGATGCCGCAGTTGGATGTGGAACCGTCCCACCATTAGGCCAAACAGTTTCTTCAGCGGTATCTACGTCTGGGTTGTACCCAAAAATAATAATTGAGGAGTGCATCGTGATCTGACCACGCGCAACCTGAAGCTCGAAGGGTTCAAATTTACCTGTTCGAGTGATGGAGGAGACAACGCTTCCAGTCATAATTTATTCCTCAACAATTCCAAGCGCGCAACGATTTATTGATGCGACTGTTAGGGTCATTAGCAGTTTTGCTGCTGGTTAATTTCTTTTTCATCCCAGACATCCGGGCACAGAATGAGGCTTTTCTTCCTGCATCCGCCTTGGTCTTAGGCTTCGGGGCCGGAGGTTTCAGGTTCATGCCCTGCGCTTTCGCGCTGGCGCGGCCTTTGGCGTTCAAACCACCTTTCTCAGACTTACCTTCTTTACGCTGCCATGCGGGTGACTTAGCCATTACTTCTTCCTCGCTGCTCGCAAGTTATCGACGAGATTCGGGTAGGGGCGTCCTGCCTTCTTGGCCGCTGCCTTAGCTGCGGTCTTCTTCGCTGAACTCAGCTTCTTAGGCTTTGCGAGACCTTTCGGTCGGGGTTTATCCCATACTTCTTTCATCGCTGCTGCGGCCTCTGCACTACTTGAGATGTAGGATTACCCTGAATCTGCAAACCCTGCGGCTGTTGAAACTGTGCGAACCCGAGAGGCTTGTTACCCTGAGCCTGCGGAAGACCTGAAGTCATTCCAGAAGGAGGAGAGCCCAGAGGAGTCTGCATCGGAGCAGGTTGTCCACCTACACCACCATCACTACCGCTACCATCGAAGCCCATGTTGGCAGGGGCATAATCAGCACCTGAGTCAGGACCGCCGTTGTACTGCGTTGAAGTCAACTGCGGTTGTGGGGGTTGATTAAGCTGGCCTTGCTGTGGGTATTGCATAAAATTCTGTGCCGAAGTTGCGTAATTACTCATCGGGTTCTGTAACAAACCACCATCTGCAAAGCCCTGCAAATTAGCACTGGTAGGAGCTTGTGAAGGCGTGCTTACGCTATTTACTCCCAGCCCGCGCCCATACATATTGAGCCATTGTGCAGCCGTATCTGATCCGCCTGTACCCGTAGAACCCCCCGCGATATCCGTTTTATAGATCCACGGGGTGCTCTGAGCCGGAGGCGTGTAATTACTCGCTCCGCCGCCGGACATTAGCAGATTTTCCCTTTGGTATGGCCCTTCTTGGCAATACCGTCAATGGCGCCGCCCTTGGCATAGCCCTTACAAGAGCCGCCGGACTTCATACCCATAGCGCCCATCGGACCCGCGCCCATGGCGCCAAAAGCAGGTCCGCGCTTGGATACGCGCATAGACGCTTTATCAACAGGAGCAGCCGCCTTATCAGCAGCCTTCTTACGCGGGTCCTTGAACCCTTCAGGCATTTTCTTAGCCATTTTATTACCTCTAGCCTTTTTCTGAATGGGGGAAATTCCCCGTGAAGCCCTTGTCATTTATCTACCTTACCGTCTAGCTTGTCCATTATCCGATTGAACATGTTTTCAATCTTAGCCATTTCGGCGCGGTAGTCATCCTTACGCACGTACTGCTCATGAATCACTCGATTGGTGTCTTTCAAGTCGTCTTTGAGTTCACGAATCGCGTCCCAGACAATCTTGAAAAGCCAACCAAACAGCGCCCCTACGAGAGCGATTACACCGTCAACGATGTATTGCAAATCCATTGCACTCCCCGATTAAGCGGAAGCTGGAGCTGAAGCGCCGTTTGATGCCTTCTGTACGTAGGTGACGGTAATCGTCGCCGCGCCCGTTGCTGCAGAACCTGCGGTGGTTGCAGTAACCAGAACATCAGAAGTGCCGATGTTGTTGATTTCGGTGGTGACAATCGTCGGAGAAGCTGCCAGCGCGGTGCTGATCAAACCAACAGACGTAATCGTCGTGGTGGTGACAAACTTATTTGCAGTAGTGCCATCGCCAACAACCAGCGTAGTCGCTGAGTTGAACACAGTGGTGGTGTTAACCTGAATGTCGAGAATCTGAGATCCCGCAGGAAGAACTGCTACAACGGTAGCGCCAGCCGCGGCGGGTACAGCGGTAGACTGAGAAAGAACCATGAGGCCCATATTTGCAACGGTGCCCGGAGTGGTTCCAGTGGTGTCCTTAACGGTTCCGGTGCGCCATACACCGAGATGAGATGCGAAGCCCATAATTGTTACCTTGCACTTGCGCCTGTCGTCGTGTGCGAGTCTGCTAGGGCAGTCGATCAGGCAATTAGAAAATCCCTAGATTTGAGGTCTTTGTATCCCACTTAATTAAGCATGTCAAGGCAAAAGAAAAGGGGCCCGAAGGCCCCTCGTCTCGACCGGGAAACTCCCAATCCTTCAACCTTAGTTAGATCCGGCAGAACCGAACACACCAAGGAAGTCTGACCAGCCGAAGCTGTAACGCTCACGAGCCTTGTAGCGAGCATTGCCAGTGTCGAAGTCTGCATCCATTGACGTAGACAGCGGGGTACGGACGAAATGCTTGAGGCCGTTCGGTACATCAGTGGTCAGGAACCAAGCGTTGGTATCCGTCAGCCAGTGGTTAACAGTGTAACCGCCGGGGATAGAACCGTTGTTCTTGATTGCATTGATGTCGTTGTCGGTGGTGCCAACGCGGAGCTCAGTTTCGAGGAGGCGGGTCGCCACGAACTGCAGTGCAGACGGGATGATCAGCTTCTTCGGCTTAGCTGCGATGAGCAGGCCACGTTCGTCGGTCCACAGAGAGATCTGGATAACCGCATTTTCAAGTGAGGTTTCGTTCAGATCCGCCGGGGTAGACGGGATGTTGGAAATGGTTCCACCGTAGGTCAGCGGGTGAGATGCAGAGAACAAAGGCTGACCGTCGCCACCAACGTAGCTAGAGTTGAAACCGTTGTTCAGGATGTTTGCACCCTTAACTTCCTTGGTGTACGCCATAGCACGAGCCAGCGCCTTGGTATAACGAGCAGACAGTGAGTCATACAGGTTATCTTCGATTGCTTCCTCAGTGAGGGAGAAACCGAGAGCGATGGTTTCATGGGTATAGCGGGTAGACCATGCTTCCTGAGCAGCGTCATACGCGATGGCGCTACCTTCGTTCTTGACAGGAGCTGCGCCGAAACCGGAGAGCTTCTGTTCTTCTTCAAAGGAACGCTCAGAGCTTTCGATCTCGAAGAGCTCCTTGTATTCCTCACCATACCGCTCATATTCCAGACCGAACAGAGCGTTCAGGCCGGGGAGCAGCTCTTTAAGTAATTGCGCGCGTGAAATAGCAGCCATGTGACTTTACTCCTTATACACCAACGGGGTTACGGTAGGCATGGCCACCAGTAACGGTTACAGCAGAGACGGTGTACGGAGAAGTCGTAGCCTGAGTTACAGCCATTGAAGGCGGCGTGTAAGCAACAACGATTTCTTGGAAAGTACCGTCAGTCAGTGCGGTCAGCGTAACCACATCAACAACGCGGAACGGCAGGGTAGCCGTCGTCGCCTTAGAAGCGAGGTTAGCAGAGATAACACTGTTGCCAGTCGCGGTGTTAACCAGAGCAGTGCCGCTAGTGCCGCCTGCCTGATAGTAGCCGAGGTTTGCGCCAACGTCAGCAGCGGTAGCACCACTAGCGGTGTAAGCAACACCAGAACCATTGGTTACGAGAACCTTGAACAGTGCGTTCGGATCGTCACAGATAACTGCATACGCATCAGAAGCAGTGGTGCTCGCGGTCCAAGACTGTGACCACAGCGGATAACGCAGGCCAGAAGCCTGAGTAAAGCTGCAGCCGAGGAAGATACCGATAACCGGGGTGGCGAAAGCCGCCTTTGCGCCAGTTGAAGTATCGAGACGGGCGATGGTGCCATCAGCCTGAAGGATCACGAGATCCCCATAACCAATGTTCTGTGCGTAGCCAGATGCAATCGGAAGTTTCCGAGTAGCACCAGCGAACACACGACCACCCTCCAAATTGTACGGCGCGAAGCCGTAGGGGCCGAGGCCAGCAGGATATGCCATATAGAACTCCTAAAAGTTTACAACGGCCCCTAATTTCTTAGGAACCGCTACCAAATGAGATTTTGGATTTCCCTTCACGGAAAAGGGGCATCCGAGGGTCATTATCGCGCATAAAGTTGTTATCAACCGACTGCGCCTGTTTCTGCGTGAAATCCGCGAAGTATGCTTCACGAGCTCTGATCATTTCAATGGGGGCCTTGCACAAAACAAGTCCGCCGATTTCAATCAAATCTGAGTTCGGAGCCAACCCAAAAACAGCAAAATCTTGGCTGATTTCAGGATGATCTGCTGCCTTACAGGGTACCCAACCTTCGCGTCTGGCTTTCGCCATATTTGCAGGATCAGGAATGCCCATCATGGCTACGCGAATCCAACGAAAACCGTAACCGTCAATCGGTTCAGGTACAGGAAGATCGTATGCGGGTTTCCAAGACACTTGTCGTACTTCTTTTTCCCGAGTTTCTTCGGTGCGACGTGTTCTGTCGATCTGTACATTAGCCATTGAGGTTTACTCCTTTAACTTTTGAGCGCCAGTACTGCTCGTTCGTCAGACCGAGTCTCCTAGCGATGTTGGCTTCTGAAGCCGTTAACGTAACTTTCTTACTTGCGGGGGACCTACCCACCGAGGCTACAGGCGAGCTGTTTTGGCTGCGCGTAAGGCCAAATTTGTCGGGAAACACTTCCCTCATGCGCGCGTCAATTTTTTTGTAATACTCATCGGAACTGGGCGGTATGCCCTGATCCACAAGTTCTTCGTGCAGTCCGTAAGCCAACGAGGTCATCTGCTTGTCCTTTTGGAACCATTGATTGCGGGCATGCCATTCTTCGGCTTTAACGTCCCGTGCAGGTGCCTGTGCTACTTGAGGAGCTGTATTTGCTTGGTTATATACAGGCTGTTGTTGCGTTTGTAAAGGGGGCTGCATATTAAGCAGTCGGTCTTTTTTAAACGCCAATGCGCTCAGCTCCTTCTGAGCTGCCAACATAGCATCCGTATCGCCCGTATCCGCCGCGCGTCGGTACTTGTCTTCAGCCAGCTTTTCCTGAGTTTCAATGCTGGTCTGCGCTTCCCTAGCGTATTCCTGATAACCCATATTGAGGGTCTGCATGAGACGCTCATTTTCTAACCTAACGCTTTCTGCATACTGGATTGCTGCTTCACGTTCGCGCGCGGCCTGTTCCTTGGCGCGGCGTTCATCGTGATATTTGTGGCTCATCTGGTTGATGCGCTTTTGCACGTTTTTGGAGACGTTTTCTAACTCCTCTTCGTGCTCATCATTCCCTTCTTCTAACTCTTCAGTCTGCAGGGGTCTGCGGTTACGGTCTTCGGGAGGAGTATCATCGACAATTTCGACTTCTACTTCATTGCCCGTCTCTTCCTGCTGCAGGTGTGCAGGAAGTTCAAATTCTTCGTTGATAATCGTATCTTTAGGAGGCATGGTTCAGTCCTCAATAAGCGCGGCCAATGCCGCGGGGGTCTTCGACAGTTCCTTCAATCTGGTCGTCGTTCAGGATAATGAATTCCTTCCCATCGACACTGAAGCGGGAGCCGGAGTAAGCGCGCACAAGTACGAAGTCACCTTCCTTGCACCACGGACCTGTAGGAAATTTTTCCTTGTCCATGTAGCACATCGGGCCATGCTTGAGCACGAGGGCCACCGTAGCGCCCTGTTCTTCCTTCTTTCGAGTCTCGTTGGCGTAGACGATACCGCCTTCCGACTTTTCCTCGATTTCAGGTTTTACCGCCAGCATCTTGTAGCCAACGGGATCAGGCAAGCGCTGAGCAAGTTCAGCGGCAGTTGCTTGGGTCTTTTCAGCATCAATAGCTGTTGCAGACATTAGTCTTCCTCATAGTGGTCTTTAAGCAGGTCTTTCATTAAATCTCGAGCCAGACACAGACCTGTATTCTGTCCAGCCAAATGCTTGTACTGAGCGTAGTCTTCGACTTGCCCAAGTCCAATCACATCCATACGAGCGTCGATCATCTCCTGTACACGAAGCAGGAATAGATCCGTCACATCTCTCATTGGTTAACTCCCTGAGGTGGTACTGGCGCAGCAGGGGGCTGCGGAGTTATACCCGGAGCAGCTCCGGGTGCAGGAGGTATAGCTCCGGGTATAGGAGGCATAGCTCCGGGTATAGGCGCGGGCGCCTGTTGTTGTGCAGCGAGGTCCATGGCCATGTCGATGCCCTTGAATACCCCGACCTGTTGTTGTTTCTCGGCCTCGAGCAGAAGGGCCTGTTCGCCCTTGAGTGCGGCCAGATCATAGTCCTTCTTGATCTTCTTGAGCTCGATCTCTTTCTTGTCGGCGAGCTCTTGCTGCTTGAGCTGCATCTCCTGCTGCTGAAGCTGGACCAGCGGGTCCTGTGCTTGCTGCTGTGCTTGCTGCTGTGCAGCTTCACCTTGCTGTTTCTGAAGAAGCTGTTGTGCTGCCTGCTGAAGCGCCGGGCTGATAGCGGCCTCGACTTCCGGCGGATAATGCTGTTCTGGATCGGGAAGCGCCATACCCAACTGCTCCTCCATGCCCTTGCGGTACTGGAAGCCCAAGTGCTCCATCAAATGTGCGTGATAAGCCTGATTGATAATCTGAGCGTTGGGGTTGTTCTGCAAGAGCTGCTGGAATTTGGGACTCTGGAAAGCATTCTGATGAACAGCAATATGCGCCTCATGATCCTGATTCAAGAATGCCTTGATAGGCGCATTCGTCAAGAGGCGCATATTCTCTGTGACGGGGTCCATAGGAACCGCGTCCTCTTCAACGGGTACGATCTTGTCGGCGTTTTTGACCCCCATAACCTCGAGCATGCTGCGATGAAGCAGCGGAAGATTGTAGATTTGTGGGTTCTGCTGCGACATCTGAATAGCAGCCTGATACTGAATGATCCGCTGCGCCATGGTTGAGGCGTTGGGATCAGAGACCGGGATGATGTCGGTCTTCGCGTAATCTTCTTTCTTTGCCGCGGGCGGTGCGTTCCCTTCCGGCTGGTACTCATATTCAGGCGCCGTGAAGTCACGGATAAGCTCGGCAATGAGCTTGAACTCCTGCGCCATCGACGTATGGACACGCGCCTGAACAGCCGACATCACCTTGAGCGTGCGCTCGAGAATGGCCAGCGTGGTGCCTACCGGCGCCTCACTGTTCTGCGTACCGAAGTCCACGTCCGCTACCGCGGCCAGCCGCCGGGCTTCCTCGACCACATTCTGCATCAACTGGAACAGCGTGGCAGACGGTTCTTTGTATGGCAGGGGGAGAATATTGTCTCGGATTGACGTGCCGGGCACGTCCACATCCCTCCATTCGCCGGGCATGATGGGGGTGTCGTCACCCTTGATACGGAGACCCCTAGACTTGAGACCGCCCGGAAGATTGCTCAGGGTACCTGCATCCACCAACTGGCGCAGAATAGACGTACCTGACTTGGCAAACCCGCCGATAAGGTGGATCAAGCCGAAGCCATAGAACCCGAAGCCCGGGATGTAGCAATAGTGCACAAAGTGCTGGCGCGGTTTGTAGAAGGGGTCTTCCTCCTTCCAGTTGCGCCGAATAGCCAGTACCTCTCCGGTACCGCGGTCAATGGAAATAACGTAAGGAAGCGCGATGCCCGTGGGTTCGCCATCATCACCTACGTCTTCAAATCCGGGGAGGTCGTACTCGACCAACATCTCAAGAATCTGGTAGCGGTTATCGTAGATCCCGCTGTAGCCTTCGCTCTCATCCTTGCGCTTCTGTACGTCATCCGTCAGCTTGGTCGGTTCACCAAGGTCAATATCCCGATAAAAGCCCGCATACTGGAGCTTCTTGATGTCGTTCTTGGTCTTCCGCATGATGTGAGTCACACGCGGAGCGGACATGATGTCCGAGGCGCCATAAGGCACGACGAGGTCTTCCGCCGGAACAAACATCGATGTCTGACGGTTCAATGACGGATCAAAATAGACTTTCTTGAACGCAGAGCCTGCGAGAGACAGGGACCACAGCATGCGCTCATGCTCCGGCCTGAACTCAGGCATGGTGACCGTCAACTGATAATTCATGTCGTCCACGACACGCTGGGCGGCGTCCTCGATCTCTTTCGGCTGTTTGCCGATGATCCGCGCCTTGACAGGGCCCTGCGCCGGGAAAGTTTCGGAAATCATTTCCGACTGGAACCGAATCGCTGCTTCCGTCAGCATGGGGTGATAGACCCCGCAGGCGCCGTCCCACGGCTCACTGCGCTCCTCGATCTTCAGACCCAGCAGGTCAAGTCCATCGACGTAGGTCTTTTCCCATTCTTTCCGTGCCTGCTTGTCGTTGTCGAAGTCCGACAGGAGTTCTGAAGAGAGTTGAGTCAGTACAGACTCATCGACGTAGTCCGCAAGATTGGCGTTGAACCCGGGCTCCTTGTCCATCTCAATGTCGATGGACTCTTCTTCCGGTGCATCAGGATCGCCAACAACGACCTCGATGGGTTGCTCCTGTTCGTCAGACGACAGAAACGGGCTCTCAAAGGGTGAGAGAGGTTTGCCAATACCGGAAGGAGGAAGAGCCATGGGTTACTCCAGAATTTCGAGAAGCTTTTCGAGATAGTGCTGCGCCTTGGCAATATCTTGCTTGAAGGGGTCTTTCTCCCCTGCGCGCATAATGTACTTGAGCGCATTGTACCTGTAAAACCCAATGGCTTGCTGCTTGGGCCCGTGATCTATGACATCCCACGGCTGGATGTCCATTCTGCGATAGTGATCTCCGCCAACCTGTCGGTTGCTCGCAATGCCTGCAATCATCTGCTTCACGTTCTCGACACCCAGCTCCTCTTTGAATTTCTGCTGCTCCACAGGATCAGCGTAGTAGCGGGTGTAGTCTCTATCCGTCATGTCCTCGGTCTCACACAGTTTCTCTTGCTTCATACCGCCTCCTAGTAGTAGTTCGCCTTGCGCCGCACACTGAGATACCCCGGCTCGTTGTCCCGGTCACTGGATGTGCCGATGAACCCGCCGGATCTGAACCGCATCAGCGCCAGCGTCACGGCATCCACGTAGTCGTCATGCTTCCCTGACGGGAATGACGCGACCTCATCAATGACCTCTTCCGCCCACCGCTTTCTGGGTGCGTACACCTTGCCCGATGCGAAGATATCAGCAACCGCGTTAAGGCGGCTGATCTTGTCCTGACCGCGCGAAGGCGTGTACTCCTGTACCGGGACCCCCATTCTCCGCAATTCGTAGATCAGTGGAGCTCCTGAGGCTTTCTTCTCCACAATGATCCCGTCAGGCTCCCATTCTTGGTACAGCTCGAGAGTCCGGGCTTTCAAATCAGGGAACTCCAGTCGCTCCCGCACGGCTTCAATCAGGATCACGTTGGGTTGATCCCCGTCTTCCGGGTTGGTGAAGACGCCAAAGAACACGATAGCCGTGTAGTCCGAGCGATTCTTGGCTTCAAACGCCGTATCCATGGCCATAATCAGAAAATCCAGCGGAGGAGGGTCCTTATGGGTCCAATCCTTCCACCATTCGCGCTTCACGATAGCATTGGTCTCCGATGTCGGCTGTTGCTGGTATTGAGCCTGCCATTTGGACGGTGGAATTTCGCGTCTTACGGCATCAAGTTCAGCAAGGGACCAGAATTCCGGCCAAAGCGGCTTGCCAGAGGGCAAAATCGCGGGAAATTCGACCACTTCCCACTTGTCACCGCCGTTTGCCGCTGACGCCTCGAGCACCTGCCCCGTCAAATCACGGAGTGACCACCGCGTCATAACGATAATGATCGCTGCACCCGGCTGTAAACGCTGCCGAGGCCCGGATGTGTACCACGAATAGACCTTGTCGTAGACCTCTGGGTTGAATTCCGCTTGAACGGCGTCGTTTTCCGAGTGCGGGTCGTCAATAATCAGGAGATCCGCGCCTTTACCGGTCAGCGTACCGCCGCAGCCCGCAGCGTAATATTCGCCATTCTTGTTGGTGTTCCAGCGCCCCGCCGCCTTGGAGTCCGTTCGAAGCTCTACATCGGGGAAAATGCGCTGATAGTCCTCAGAATCCACCAGATTTCGCACCTTTCGTCCAAACCCTTCAGCCAACTCCGCGGTGTTTGACACCTGCATGACCTTCTTCTTGGGGTATTGGCCGATGAACCATGCCGGGAGCAGGTAGCTGGCAAATTCAGATTTTGTATGGCGCGGGCCGAGGTTAATAATCACCCGCTTTTTCTCGCCGCGGGCTACCGCTTCAAAGATCTTGGCAATTCTCCGGTGATGAGCACCGGAGATGAAATCCGGCCAGACCTGCTCCACGAAGTAAATGAAGTCGCGTTGGGCTCTAGCACGGTCTTTCCGCGTGTTCAGCTCGTCGATAATACCCAGAAGCTTGGCTTTCTCCTCTTTGGGCGCCGCTTTCAGCAACGCCTCGATGTCTTCCGGGTTGAGATCATCAAACACGAGAGCCCGTCCCTTCGATTACTTTTTCGCTATTGTGCCGCACGTATTTGTCCATGGCTGATTTCAGCAGGTGGTTGAGCTCTTCTGACGTTCGATGCGTGATATTGACCTCTGTCCGCTCCACCATAAGCCCAACCACCGAAGTTTTGGCAAGGGAATCCAAAGCCGCTTTTGAGACTTTCGTATCGGGGTCGTTAGCTTGTTGGAACAGCTTGGTCAGAACGAAGTTCTGCCATTGAGTCTGAGTGACCGGAAGGTCAAAGTTGTAGTGCGATAAGTTGTCTTCAAGATACCGCTGGGCCGCAAGGGAAGGCGGCGCCGAAGGTTTATGCCCCGCAACGCGGGTCTGTTCGACCCATGCAACGTCCTCTGCCGTGAGCGGAGGGATCTCTTCAGCAGGGGTGTTTACCTTGAGGAATTCGACAGATGCAAATACCCGAGCAGGGTCCGCAGTGGGTTCTCCTGTAGGAATCAGGAAGTCGTCATCATCTACTGGCGATGGAGATGCAGGTTGTTTTCGCGCCATATTTCTGCAGGGTGGAGGCCCAGATGGGACCCAGAGTAGCGGTTTTTTGAAAAGTGTCAAGTATATAGCTGCTGCTATATATTAAGTTTCAAAATTTTGCGAAAAATTTTTTCAGGGAGATGGGACCCAAAACTCTCCTAAGCAATTTGCCCCCGCGGGGCGATTTCAAAGATTTTTGGTCATTGAACGAGCGAAACACTGTGTAGAGCGGAGTGGGACTCCGAAGCCCCCAAGGGGGGCTCCCCCCGGCCAGACACCCCCCTATAGAATAATGTACCTGTTCCTTATATTTCATCGACCTACCGATTTAATTTGTCGGAATTTGACAAAGCTTGACAACCGATTCGATTTTGATAATCTGGAGCTGTCCTCGGTTGACACCGGCGACACCCGAAACCCCCGCGGTTCTTCGGGGGCTCTTTAAAAATGAGGTTGATATGGCAAGCAAGCCAAAGTTCGATGAGGCAGCAAGCGCGAAGCGTGCAGCCGAGGCCTTGTTCCATGCAGAGGGCGCAGAGCGCACGGCTGCTGAGTTCAAGCTGGCCTTCACAAAAGAAATCGCCAGCGCCAAGCGCGCCGGGATTGATAAGTGGGGCGGTGCACGCTACCCGGGTTCGTATGGGCACGGGTTCTTTCAGGACCTGACCGCTTGTCTCTGGCCTAAGAAAGACGGCGTCGTTCTTTCGAATGAGCAAATCGGCGACGATACGCTCAAGGCCTTAGTCAAGCGCCGGGAAAACCTGATGGGTGTGGCAGTGATTTGCTTCGAAAAAGAAATCATGCTGACTCATCTGCACGCCAAGCGCTTGAAAGAGGATACCCAGCTCGATCTCTTCACCGGGAGCGTCAAGGGGTCCGACGCCAAGTCGAACGAAGAGCCCAAAACGAAGGGCGCTCAGGCCACCAAGACTGAAAAACATCTTGGCTACGCTTTGGCTACCCTTCTGACCCACTCTGAGGCGACGAAATTCTTCGCTTCGCTCAGTGTGGAATTACGGAAGCTCAAACCTGAGGTTCTTGATGGGGTCCAGCTTCAGAAGTCAATCATCAAGATTGGCATCGAGCAGAAGCTCATCATGGACAAGGGCGGTGAGATCCGCAAAACCGGGAAGTAACATCACGGCGCCAAGGATGGCGCCACCTTTCCAAGGTGATCGAATGATTCGCTACTTGATGATGGTTCTCTTGATTTTAATCACACTACTACTGAGGTAACTAGCAATGACCAAGATTCTTGAATGGCTACTCTTCAGCGATGAGCGCAAGCTCATCGCCCTCCTGATCCTTTTCCTTGTCTTCTCTCACTTTGTGGAGGGTTGAGCATGGCTATCGAATACGCACCTGTCATGTTCTTCATCCTTCGCGACGAAGAGGTCAAGCCTGAGGGTGAGGCCATCGAGTACAACACTGTACTGGACGACGAAGACGCAGAGATACTGATTCGCATGCTCGAGGATTTCGAGTAAACCACCCGGGGCCGAGCAATCGGCCCCACCTACCTGAGGATATAGCAATGGGTTACACCATCCGATACGAAGGCACGAAGGCTGAGATGATGACCAAGGGCCTTGATGATGCTTATGACTGGTATGGGCACGATAGATACCACCGCATCATGGCCACCATGACCAATGAGACCCGCGAGAAAGGGCTAAGATGGTTGGTTCGAGCATACCCCATGCTACTAGGCATCTCGGGTATTAGCGGGATTCCTGCTAGGGCTATCGCACTCGAGATAACCAAACGGCTTAACAGGCAGCGTAAGACTAAGCTGAGGTTGAAAGCTGAAGGCCTATGGGCTGAGTGATGACACGGGGAGGGGCTGATGCCTCTCCCCTTTTTTTGCGCCCCTCGAAACCAGTTCTCGTTTACGTGTGCGCGCGTGCGCGTGCGCGCGGTTCCTTTTTACCCGGCTCCGGCGAGCCGGGCCTGCTCCGCAGGCGGGGAGGCGCTGAACCCTGACCGTCAGGGTTCAGATCCCTAGGAACGGGTTTCCTCTGCGCCGATGCACGCGCGGTGAACCCTGACCGTCAGGGTTCAATTTTTGTTTTTTAACCCGAGCCCTTGCAGGACGTGAGGGCCATTTGTAGCAGGCATACCCCAGTTGGGGGGCAAAACGCTTGAAGTCCCGCAGGGTCTGGGTTCTGGGTTCTTCTCTTATATATATTATTTATTTCAACAAATATATATACCTCTAGCAAAAATTTACTTTTCTCCCCTCCCCCCTTTCTAAATTTCTTTATTTCTACTAATGCACTTTTTTCCGTTGAAACAAAAATTATGCGTTGTCGCTCGACCCGCTTTCATGTACACTGTGACTTCCAAACGATCTCGCCGTAGAATTTATATGGCTGATATAAATGGACCCCGCGCCATACAAGGGCTCGGGACACAAAACAAAACGAGGCTAACCATGACCGAAAATTCCACCTTACAAATTGCTTTTCCTCAGCATCCACGGGACTTCCTAACAGAATTCCCTACCCATTTGTTAACAATTCCCTCATGGGCCCATGCGTCCTCCACTGTGCAACCCTCCTATCAAATGCCGTCAAACCCTGTATACCTGAGGCATGAGCACGACATTGACAAGCTCTACATCGCTAGATCTTTCTTTACACTTAACCATGCTTTACCAATTCTGAGTGCTCTCCAGAAGTTCACGACCTATGTCGGCTCCACTCAAATACGTCTCTGCAAGGGTACAAAACAACTTAGCGAGGAGGCTACGCAGAGATGCTATGTCTTCGACCTGAGTAAACCCCATGTGCTACGCGAGACGCAGACAAAGGCCAAGCGAGGCGAATACCGTGCAAAAGAGATGCTGATTGATATGCGTCAGCACAAGTTGTCAGCCAACGCAGAATTTAACAAACTCATGCAGGAACTACCTGACAAATATTTCAGGACGCGATTCAGCCAGATTGCCCGCATCATCATGCGAGAGTCCGAGAAGGCCATCAAGCTACATGAAGAGATCATCAACGCCGTGCAACGCAGACGGGTACAGGCTAAATATAGGGTTGATAAAAAGGCCGAGCCTGCCCGTGAACGTGTGCATATGCAGGAGCTGGACGAGCTCATCAAGACCTATGCCCCGGGGTTCATCAAGAAGATCGACGCTTATCGCATGGTGAACGGTGAGATGGTGCATAAGAAAGCTGAGACCTTGCCGTTCGAGATCAGGGACAAGTGGGATGCAATGAAGATCTCAGGCCTCTATGAGGAGACCTCGCACTCTGATGGGACGGGATACCGCAAGACTCTGTGGCTCGCACTCCATGCGGTACGTGATGCCGTGAAGAACGGCAAGCTGCCTAAGAACTACATGGATGACAAGCGTGCAGTAGTGAAAGAGAACAAGTACCTCGGGAAGACTACTGTGCGATGCCTGAAGCTGGACATGAGAAGGTGAACCCTGACGGTCAGGGTTCGCAGGAACGGGTATCCTGCCCTCCGGGGCAGGGCCTGTAAGTGGTTGAAAAACAAGGCAAAAAGCTTGACATAGGCCCCGAGATAGTGTAGAATATGTCTTCCAGTGGGGGAAACCCCACACGGTTCGGCTGACCGCTTCAGCCTGTAATGTTGAACCCTGACGGTCAGGGTTGAGAGGTAAATATGAGCATGTACGAAGTAAACGGTTGGTATAAGTATGGTGAGCAGGACCACTTGGAAACGGGGTGTGATCCCGATAGGTACGTCAGCTTCAGTGGGACTGATCAATTCAGTGCCGACACGCTCCCTGACCTTCTCATCAAGTTGCGCTCTTTCGTAGGTGTAGACGATGACTATGACATTGAACTCGATGCCTGTGATGAAGATGGGCGCGTGGATATTCAAGTAATGGAGACTGCCGACAGCTATATTGCTAATGAGTGGCAGGTTGAGGAGTGGAGGCGAGGCGAGATCCCTCTGTGGTATTCCACGTATACGTTTCATGTAGCAGAAGTTACGCGCAAGGGTGTGCGTTTGTCAGACGTTTGAACCCTGACGGTCAGGGTTGAGAGGTAAATATGAGCATTAAGATCACCAAGCATCGCCGGATGGTTGAAGAGAAGTCCTACACGCTGTCCTATGATCGCATCGACATGCCCGGGGCAGGGTTCGCATTTCCGTGCGATGAGCATGGCGTGTTGGCCCCCATGCTTCCTATGGCGCAGAGCAGTTACGAGGAGTGCCAATCAAGCGGGGAGTACAACCCGCCGTATATCCAGACGTTTGTGCGCAGGTACAGCGAGCCTGCAGAAGCTATCTGTCATTGTGGGCGCACTGTATATCTGGAAGACCCGATGGACAATGAGTGCGACTGCGGTCGCTGTTTCAATATGAGCGGGCGGGAGGTACTCCCTATGTCCGCCTGCCGTGACCACGACGATTATTAAGGAGATATAAACATGAGCAAGATCAAGACCTATACCTATTTCACCGATCCCGGCCATGGTTGGTTGCGCGTTAAGAAGAGCGAGCTCGACGCGCTCGGGATTGCCAATCAAATTTCACCCTATTCGTACATGCGGGGTGACCATGCCTATCTTGAAGAGGACTGCGACATGGCCAAGTTCATGAAGGCTAAAGGTTGGTTGCAGAATGATGGGCGTGTGATCGACAACTTTTGGGAGACCGACATAATCAAGCACCGCAATTGCAGGATTCGCTACAGCGCGATCCGTTCGTATGAACGCTATTGGTGTTGAACCCTGACGGTCAGGGTTGAGAGTGAGAGGTAAAAGCAATGTTAAGCAGAACACAAAAGCTGGATGGTATTTATTCATGGTCACTCCTTGCGAGTACCCACTGCCCGGGCAGGATCAACTTGATAACCCAAAAGGTTGCCGAGGTATGCGAGGGATGCTACGCCATGGATGGCAACTACAGGTTCCCCAACGTGCGGGCTGTACGCATACAGAATGCCGAGGACTGGCAGAGTGAGGACTGGGTGGACCGCATGGTGGCTGACCTGCAAGGTCAGGAGTACTTCCGTTGGTTCGACTCTGGTGATGCCTATTCCCTGACGCTAGCGCGCAAGATCCTGCGAGTGATGGAGCGTACACCTAACACCAAGCACTGGTTGGCTACGCGCATGGGCAAGTTCGACAAGTTCAGGCCTGTGCTCGACGCAATGCGTAGGCTACCTAACGTGGCCGTGAGGTTCAGTGCAGATGACATCGGCGTGTTTGGTTCTGAGCATTCATGCATGGTGTTCGACCCGTCAGGTCCCGTGCCCGAGGGAGTGAAGGCATGCAATGCCTATGTTGCAGAGGGTGACAAGGTAGCCAAGTGCCATGGGTGCCGTGACTGTTGGGACAAGACTATCCCAGTGATTGGGTACAAGGCACATGGTCGCCGGATGATTAAACTTTTGGAGGTGTGAGATGTACAGTGATCTGGATGAAGTGATGGAGGACTACTTGCTGACCCTTGACCACACTGTGGATGAGGACAGGCACTACGATTCTGAGGATTACTCTGAGCGTGAGGAGGCACGCGCCGAGCTTGAGCGGTTCGTGCGTTGGTTGAACTATGACAAAAGACTACGCATTGCGTACACACGATAGGAGGAGTGATGAAAAACTACGAGTTGAACGCTGTGGAGGCGTACCTTGCGCTGACCGCCCTGCGCTTTACCGCTGAGCAGGGGTACACCTATGAGATTGAGCATGGAGGGGATCTTACGGATTACCACGGGATGAAAGCCCTGATCGAAAGGCTCGACCCCAAGCCGGTGAAGAAGAGCGCATGGATGGTGATATACCCCGATGAGTCTAGGTCTAGGCTCTTTGACTACGAGGCAGATGCCCGACAGTGGGCGGGTTATGCACCGGAGAGATGTAAGGTAGTTCAAGTTACATGGGATGAGTGAGATGTATACAGATGACAGCAGTTTGTGGAACGACCTCGAGCATGAGTTCGCAGGGTTTATGACAACGCTCAATCGCGGGCCTGCCAATACCGAGGAGACGGAGGCAACGGAGTACCTCGAGGAGTATTACATGTGGGTGCTGGAGTATGGCCGTGGGCTGGAGCAGGAGGACTATGTTGAGCTGGTGCGGGTATACGCGCCGGAGCTGTTGAAGATGGTGGAGGTGAGTGATGAAGCCTGAGTGGAAACAAGTGATAGATGCTATGCGTGAGGCAGGGTATGCCGTGTGGTGGTTCGGGCCTCATGAACTTGAGAGGTATGACATAGATGCAGGTCTGGCCGAGGACTGGATGGCCGATGCTCTGGTGGATATCCAACAGCACTATAAGAATAGAGGTGATTGATGAATATCTTTGTACTTGACGATAACCCGTGGTGCGCTGCGTTTGCACACTGCGATAAGCATGTGCCGAAGATGATCCTCGAGAGCGCGCAGATGCTCTCGACTGTACTGGGTGGGCCGTACAAACCCACGCACAAGAACCATCCATGCACACTATGGGTTGCCGAGTCACGCACAAATGCTCAGTGGTTGTGGTCACTGGCGGATGGGCTCAATTGCGAGTACAAAGATCGGTTCAATCATGAGCGCAACCACAAGTCATGGGATGTAGTCGAGCCCCTGTGGCGTGCTATCAATACGCTACCTGAACGGGGCTTGACCCCGTTCGCTCAGGCTATGCCTGACGAATATAGAAATGAGGATGCAGTCGAGGCCTACCGTGCTTATTATAGAAGCAAGGCTTTCGCGGAGTGGCGCAACGGCGCACCCGCATGGTGGTGATGATTTTCTGGTGAGAGGGTTCGAGTCCCTCTACGGGGTGTAAGCCATGAGTATCCCCGCTTGCGTAATAACCGTGGCTGTTATCGATAGTGCCGGATCGCGTTAATCGAAGGAGCTTTGCTCCCTTGTTTCAGGCGCGCGCCTCTCACACTAGGCGATGACCCTTGGGGTGGTGGTCAACCCCGCTTTACTTGACTTACATGGTCAAGCGTATATAATGGTATCTCCAGTCGGGAGTCCCGGCTTGTATATATAGAGCGTCTAGCATCATGGGTTTGGCCCATGCTGGTGGGTGTTCCGCCAACCCTGACGGTCAGGGTTCACTTAATTGAGGATGTAAGCATGAACGCACTTTCTTCTGTTGTTTCTTCTGCTGTTGACACTGCAGTTTCTTCTGTCAACTTCGATGCTGCCACGATGGCAGCTAACCTGATGCTGGTCAACGTGTCCTTCACTGGGTGGGATGCGTCTCTCACTGACAAGTCTACGGCGCGTGAGGTCGAGGCCAACAAGGGCGCTAGCGGTAAGGCATGCAGTGTGCGCAAGTACCTGCTGGGTGATACCAAAGAGCTGACGGCTATCCGCTCGCATCAAGGGTCTATCGGTGCATGGTTCCGCAGTCAGTCTGCATCATGGCTCGAGGGTTCCTATCGTGCGGTACCTATCCGTACTTATGAGCGCATCCTCGAGCGCCTCGCCGAGTTCAAGGAGGAGCGGGCTGTACTTGTGGAGAACCTGATCTCTGTGTATTCGACAGCGATTCAGAAGCAGGCCTTTGCCATGGGTGCATTGTTTGATCGCAATGACTACCCGAGCGAGGACGAGCTGCGTGCTCGGTTCACCATGACGGTCAGCACCATCCCGTTCCGCGCAGATCCCAACGACTTCCGTTGTGCTCTGCCTCAGGCCCAGCTCGACAAGATCAAGAATGACTACAAGGCGCAGATCACTGGCGCTGTCGAGATGGCCATGCGTGAAGCATGGGATCAGTTGTATGCAACCATCAAGACTCTCGCTACTCAGCTACGGGTCAAGGGGTTGGACGGTGCAGATAAGACGGGCCGTGTGCATGAGTCTACGCTGCAGGCTTTGTTCGATACGCTCGACGTGATGGATGGGCTCAACCTGACCAGCGACCCGGCCATGACTGAGCGACTGCGTGAGCTTCGCAAGATCATCAACGGGCAGGACGTGGAGACCCTGCGTAAGGATGAGGCTACACGCATCGCAGTGAAGCAGGACCTCGACGCGCTGCTTTCCAAGTTCGACTACTAATAACCAGACATAGACAGGAGTAATTCAATGGCTACTATTCGCAACAACTATTCGGCTCTCGGCTTCAACGAGATGGTTGACCTCATCCTTGCGGTGGGTCTGGCAGGCAACTCGATCCATGTCGAGGGGCATATGGGCTCGGGCAAGTCTTCGCTCCATACCGCTGTGGTCGAGCGTCTGGGTGGTACGCACATCGGCGTGGCTCTCGATGCGACACAGCTTGTGGATCAGGGTGACCTCATGATGATGAAGTTCAAGTCCATCAACGGCCATGACGTGGTGGGCCCGGTACCGCAGGAGCGCCTCGGTATTCACTTCGATAAACCTGTGGTGCTGTTTATTGACGAGGTGACCAAGAACCGTGCGCTGATCCCGTCACTGCTTCAGATCATGAACGAGCACACGCTGTGTGGCATGCGACTGCCTGAGGGTAGCATCGTGATGTCGGCAGGTAACCTTGGCGAGGAGGGTGTGGGTGATGTGTTCCCTGCTCATGCATGTAATCGTGTAGTGATTGCCGAGCTGCGTAACCCGACAGCCATGGAGTGGATCGAGCAGTATGCGATACCGCATAACCTGCATGCTGCCATCATTGCGACTGCCCATCAGTTCCCGATGATGTTCGATTCGTTCCGCGATGTCGAGGACCCCAAGCTCAACCCTTACATCATGCATCCCAAGACCAAGCGCCGTAGCTTTGTGACTGCCCGGTCTCTGGCTCGGGCATCGTCAGTGCTGTATGCGACTGAGCATCTTCCCGCTCATGTTCGGATGCACGCCCTGTGCGGTACGGTGGGTGAGGCTGCTGCTGCCGACATCATGACAGTGGTTCGCCTTGATGAGCAGATGCCTGTGTGGGAACGCATCGTGGCTGATCCTCTGACTGCGCAGATCCCTGACTCTGCGGTGGCGCAATGTGTGCTGGTCATGCGTGCTGTCAAGATGGTCAAGCACACGACGATGGATGCGTGGATGTCCTACCTCACCCGTATGGGTAAGGAGACGCAGGCTCTGTTCGCCCGGTCCATGCTCAAGTCCTCACGGTCAGCAGAGGCTACGGTCAATGCGACATTCAAGGACTGGCTGGCAGCTAATCAATATCTGTTCGGAGGTTAATATGTCAAAGCGTGATGTCTACGGTATGTTCAATGTCTACGGGTCCTACGCGCTACCCCTTGAGGTAGCGCAGAAGATACAGGGGCTCCTTGCGGAGTATGGGTTCCGGCATGAATATATTCACAACGAGGGTAGGACTGTTCAAGCCAAGCGCGAGATCGACGTGCCTGAGCTGCGGGTGATCAAGGGTAATCTGCTCGACGCAACCACACTGACGGATAACGAATTCGACGAGTGGCAGCGCAACATCAAGGATGCCCGGGCTATTAATAAAGACTGCGAGGTCATGGACCCCGTGCAATTCAAAATGGTAAGAGGTGACTGATATGCAAGCAGAACAAAAGATTGAACGTGCTCATGTGATTATCATGGGCAACCCCGAGCTGAGCCTGTTCAGCAGGCTCATCATGATGGGTACTACGCGAGTCGATGACAGCGTACCCACTGCCTATACTGACGGACTTAATAAAGTCTATGGCCGTGCATTTGTTGACAAGTGCACCATGCCTGAGCTTGTCGGTACGATCATCCATGAGGCCAGCCATATCCTATTCAGCCATGCATGGCTGTGGATTCACCTCTGGAAGCAGGACGCACAGCGTGCCAACAAGGCGGCTGACTATGTCATCAACCTGATGATTGACGATCTGGCCAAGCGCATCAACATTGGTAAGGAGATCATGGTGCTGCCCGCTGGTGCGCTGCTCGACAATATGTACCGGGGCATGGACACGCAGGAGGTGTTCGCTCTGTTGGGTAAGCAGGACAACAACCCTGACAAGAGCAACTTCGACCAGCATGACTTCAAGGATGACATCACTCCGCAAGAGGTCGAGGAGATGCAGCAAGAGGTAGAGGCTGCTGTGCGTGAGGGTAAGCTGCACATGGGTCGCATGGGTGGTAGCGGTCACCGTGCCATTGACGGTATGCTCGAGCCCAAGGTTCGGTGGGAGGACATCATGCGTAACTTCGCATATGAGCAGGCCAAGGGTAACGAGCTCAACAACTGGACGCGCCCTAACCGCCGTCACCTGCAGCATGACATCATCATGCCATCTAAGCGCAGCGAGCGACTGCGTGCTGTGGCTGTCATCACCGACACATCAGGTTCTGTTGACGAGGAACTGGTCTCGTTCTTCCTCGGCAATGTCGGTCGCATCTGCGACACGCTCGAGCCAAGCGCCCTGCACTTCATCTGCTGGGACGCCAAGCTTCAGTCGCATGATGTCTACACTCGCGGGTCATATGATGAGCTGCTCAATCGCCGTCAGTTCAAGGGCGGTGGCGGTACGGACATGGCCAAGGCTGTGCAGTATGTCGAGGACAACATCGACGCGGATCTGGTTCTGGTTCTGACCGACGGCTACACGCCGTGGCCGTCCGAGGTGAAGCGCCCTACGTTCTGGGGTATCACTACTAAGGGTAAGACAGCACCTGTCGGGGTATCCGTCCATGTCTGTTAGAGAGGAGATTTCGGAAGAAGAAACGGAAGAGCAGACACGATGGATCAATGAGCTCATCATTGAGTTACAGGAAGAAGATGTGATGAAGAAAAATGGTGTTTGGGCCGAAGGAGGTATGGTGAGAGTAGAGATTCGAGAAGATGGTTCGTACTATTACACTAACGGCAACTATGCCAGCGTGCGGTATTCGGAAGAGGACTTGCCTGACTGGATACGCGAGAGCATTAACATCCTGATGGTGCTTGACCATCAGGACACGGTCCCGGGGATAGGTACGCGCTATAATGACAACGTCTTCTATTTAGACAGACAGGAGAATGTGGATGGTGGATAAAGACGATGTGATACAGGCTGCGCTCATGGCAGCTCAGGCAGCATACGACTTCGATGCGACAGACCACGAGACGGACGAGGAGGCCAACGCGATGTATCATCACATGATCTCGCAGATTTCCAAGATCCCTGTCCTTGCGGTGGCTGAGTGGCGAGAGCGTAACCCTGAGTCAAGCATGAGCCCTGCTGAGGTGCTGGAGGTACTGTACAACCAGCGTATTAAATCTCCCTACCTGAGGGTTCACTAATGGCCAGAGACAAAGCGCGGCAGCTTGTGAATGAGCTGCTTGATGACACACTGGAGACGCTGTACTACCAGCTCACCATGGACACCGACTTGGACATGGAAGATATCAGGGAACTAATTAAAGAAGAGCTGAAGGTGCTGGGTTATGAGTGAGACAACGATCTGCAAAAAGTGCGGTGAGGAGCACCGTGTCGAAGGCTACAGGACGTTGAAGTATTACTACTGCCCCAAGGTGAACCGCGTGATGCTCCTCAGTGATGAGGTCAACAAGGATGTCGAGCAGCAGGCTGCGCCGTGGCAACTTGTGCTTAGTATGGAGGACCGATGATCTTTTGGCAGGCATTGTTCTGGTCCCTGTATTTCGTATGCGTATTCGTACTGGGGCTATTGCTGTACCAATTCTTTTAACGTAGCATTACATGTGGGCGGGCAATCATTTTAACCGATGACTGTAAGGAGTACTCCCGCCCACTAACAGGACTGCGCACCTTTCTGCGCATGGAGAAAACGATGGCTAGTTGCGCAAGGTGCGGGACCCATTTCTATCGTGACGATGTGGCAGAGCCGTGGAAGAAGGTATGCATATCATGCTGGAAAGCTGAGCGTGGGATTGAGGATAAACCGAAACCCAAGAAGTCCCGCAATGACACGATAGCGGAGATTGAGATCCTCAGAGCTAGAGTCTCGATACTGGAGACGGAGCTGCGCAGGGAGCGTGCCCGTGCACCTGCTTCAGGAGGTGTAGACAAGGCGATGTTGAAGAAGATACGGATGCTATGCCATCCCGACAAGCACAACAATAGTGTTGTGGCAACTGAGGTAACTCAGTACATAAACAATATATTGAAATGACAGGAGTTTGATATGAAGAAGATTGCAAGTTTTGGTGCGTTTGTTCTTGATACGTGGCCGCTCTGGGTAACTGTGTTTGGTGGAGCCTTGTGGGCGCTTTGGATCTATAGCCTTCCCCCTACGGTGGTGCTCGATGCCAAGCATTGGAGCTGTACTATGGCCGTGCCAGACGGCATTGGGTCTCGGTGCATCGAGTACGTAGCCAAGGGGAAGTGATGAGTTACACAAAAGTTCAATCGTCTTGGGATCGGCGCAAGGATGCGCTGGTTCCCTTCTGGTTAGCCCCGCACGGCATCCTGCAGGAAGTGGACCGGACAAAGAAACCTACCGAGGGATATCACCCCCTCGCGTGGGCAGACAGGCCCATAGCAAAGGAAAGGTTGAAGGAGTTGTGGATTCAGAGTGAAGGCAAACCGCTGGCATTTGCCCGGCTCATCGAGCTGGAGCATGGGATCAAGGAGTGGGAGGTAGAAGATGAACAATAACAAGTTCAAAGGCCGTCCCTTCAGGGACGATGATATCAGGACGATTGCTGAGGAAGTGGTGTATCTCATGGAGAATGGCTATCGCGCCAAGGATAAGGCGCAGGTACTCGAAGGATTGGAGGTGGCCCTTGATGGGTCGGACAGGGACGAGTGGAAACGATGGACAGGGATGCAGTTGCGTAGCGTGATAGATGATCTCTTTTATTTGGGGACACCGTGATGAGTAAGAACAATGGAGGCCCGGCGTTTCCGTCTTCAATAGTAGATGACTCCTTGCATGTGCCGGGTATGACCCTCCGCGATTACTTCGCGGCCAAGGCGATGCAGGGGATGCTAGAGATGGCTGAATACAGAGACTTGACCTCTGAAGAATATGCGCGAGGGGCATATAGAGTAGCAGATGCCATGCTCGCTGAACGGGAGAAGGATAATGAAGTACAGAATTGATGTTGAAGTGAAAGGCTACATGACTATAGAAGTTGAAGCCGAATCTATGGCTGAAGCGGAAGATAAAGCTGGCGCAGTGTTTGCTGAGAGACACTTTAAAGACCCCATAGGACACCTGCAGTACAAATCTACTTGCTGTTCCGGTTTGGAGGATGAGTGATGAATAGCTTTGAAGCGAAGATGTTTTTGGTGTTTGTGGTAACCACTGTACTCATCATCGGTGGTGGGTTGTACCTCGCGGGGTTGAGCGCCGAGTATGAAGGGATCTGGGCGGCGAAGTGTGAGCAAGCCGGAGGCGTACCGAGTAAGTACCACACGATGGTAGGCAAGACTTCCCACAGCGAACGCCTGTGCATTAAGAAAGAGAATGTTGTGGAGGTGGTGGAATGAAAGATCTATTGGGCTGTGTATTTGTAGGTGCTTGTGTCGGAGCCATAACAGGTTCTGCCTACATGGTGTTTATGTTTTTTGTGTGGATAGTGTCATGAGCGAAACAAAATTCACGCCGGGGCCTTGGAAGGTGACTGTTTCTGAGAATGGCATTGATGTGGGCGTTGACGGACTAGATGGAGAGACAATAACCGGATGGATTGAACCATACGATGCCCATCTAATCGCCGCCGCGCCTGATATGTACGCTGAACTTGAAGCGGCTATGAACGTGTTCAGGTTTTACCAAGGACACCATGCGGCCAAGGGTCACTCAGATAAAGAGCAGACTAATAAGCAGCACGCAGACAGGATTGCTAAGGTCTTAGCCAAAGCCAGAGGTGAATCGTGAGTACCGCAACCGAACTTTTGAGCCGGGCGCTTGATGCCTTGGTGGAAGAAGCCCAATACCACAATGACATTATGTTGCGTTGGCATGATGTGTTCTTGGACATTCGCACTTTCCTCGCCGCCGAGCCAGAAGCGGAGCCTGTAGGCCAGCGAAAAGTGTTTATCTGCACAAATTGCGACTGTGTTTATGAGGTTCCAGTTTCTGAATGTGATTGTGCCTGCGGGGCCAACCAATTTACTGAGGCATTCATTGTTACCAGACCCGAGCCAGCAAGAAAGCCGATGACGGAGGAGGAAATGCGAAAAGGAAGCGGTGAGTGGGCGCACTTACATAACATTTTTGAAGAAGGCATCCGCTACGCAGAAAAGCACCACGGGATAGGAGGGGATGACAATGGGTAACTACGCATACAAGCATGAGGAGGACAAGATCATCAAGGAGTGGTATCCCAAGGAGGGACTTCCCGGTGCTGTGTTGAGACTTCAACTGGCGGGGTATAAACGGACGAACGGATCGGTGAGGCAGAGGGCACACCTGCTGAAGCTCAAGTCACCTTACTGCATGAGGAACATTGGACCGACCCTACCCCCGACCATAAGCAAATGGAACCCCAAGTGGGACGCGCCCTACGCTAAAGCCCAAGATCTTATCAGTCAGGGAGTCACGGTATCCAACGCCTGTCGCATGGCAGGGATAGAGCGGAGTTTGTATTACACAATTCGGAAAGCGAAGGAGGGGAAATGAGCGAAGCACCGAAGAAGATTTGGTATAGCTTTGAGTACGAGAAAAGAATCATTGCAGGAGCAAATGAAGAAGATACCCAATACATCCGCGCAGACCTTGTTGATGGGTTGGTTGACCTTCTTGTCGAATGGCAAAACGTCACATCGGCAAATAAGGATTGGGATGACTACGAAATGCGTATTGAGTTTGCCCTTGCCGCGCTGAAAGCGTTGGAGGAAGAATGAGCGAAGTAAAACCCCGCAGGTTGCGCGTATCGCACGAAGATATGGAACGTATCAACAGGTCGCTAGAAGTAGCGCGAAGGGTCGGTATGACAGAACGTGAAGCCCATGAACTGCGCAATGATCTGATTAAGATTTACGGAGAGGAGGTATCGAGTGTACGAGAGACCCGTACTGACAGCCGATGAGCCGAAGCTGAAGCTCGTCATGGACGAGAAGCCCCCGATGGGTACGAAGATCTACATGGTGAGTGAGTATGGCAATGGCATCATTGGTGACTTCCATCCCGAGCTCGGGATCGTAGCGTGGGCAGAACTACCGAAGCTCAGCAAAGAGCAGAGGAAACGCGTACAGGAGAAGAAAGATGATTAAAGAATTTGTAGATCGGTTTATGGAGAACAAGGACGCTCTTCGAGCAAAGTTTGAAGCGGATTTTCCCGGCACATACAAAGATATCGTCAAGGCGGTGGCGGAGATCATCACATCTGAAGAGTACGCCACCCATGATATTGACCCAGAGCGTATCCACGAGATCGATGACGGGGATTACCAAGGCACATTGGTCTATGTGATCGCAGAGAAAGGCTATCAGCCCTCCGACTATTACTACGTCAAAGTCGATTATGGTTCTTGTTCTGGGTGTGACACGCTGCAGCATATCGAATCCCAGCATTACTTTGCGGATGACAAAAAAGAATCTATCGATGACCTGATGACACTAGCCCTGCACATCGTGCAAGGACTCAAGATGTTGGGAGAAGAAGATGGGAACTAAACACAAACACTACGATGTGATCGTCGC